CTTACATAAACACTACCGACTGTGATATTTGCGCCGCCGCCTGCTGCGTCTAAACTGCTGATTGCTGCTGCACTACCACTATAGATTGGAGCGTCTAGCATTGTCCAAGAATCTGTGCTTTCTGAATATGTTTTAACATTCCATACTGCGCCAAGATTTGGTTGAGTTGTTTTGATCCATACAGAACCAGTTGGACGTGGATTAGCATCACGTAGTTTGTACTCTGGCACACTTGTGTGTGGAGCAATTGACAATTCTGTGTTGTAGTATGTGCCAGAAGCAATTCCTAGCTCAGTTAGCAAATCTGCTGTACCTGCAACTACAATTGAGTCGCCTGCAGAACCGTTGTACATGATTGCTAGTCTACTATTGCTTGCCATAGCAGTAATACCTGCTGTTGCTAATGCTGTATCGCCGTTGATGTCTGCAACAATAGTTGCCAAATCTAGACCAGTTGTTGTAACTGATAGTGCACCTGCGCCTAGGTCAAATGACAATGTACCTGTGGCAGTTGTAGTTGGATTTGCGCCGCCTACAACAAACGGCCATGCTGCTTTCCAGTCAGCACTGCCAACTTCTACCCATGTTCCTGCCATTGTTTTGTACCACAAACGATTAACAGTTGATACTGCTACTAGTGCATAGTCGCCAATTGCACCTACACTGCCTTTTGGTGTAAATGGTGAACTGCCACTTGTTTGTGTTGAATCTGTGATAACAATAGGAGTTTTATTAGCAAAAGATTGACCTGTAGCTGCTGTTGCTGCTTCGCCATTCCATTCAAAAACACCATATGTGCTGTCGTTTGTGTCAAACCAATATGCACCATCTGTTGGCTTACCAGCTGTCGGAGTTGCACTGCCTGTGACAGCTGCCAAGTCCATGTCTGCACGAACAACGTATGCTCTGTTAGCTACACCTAAAAAGCTGTATGCTGCTTGTAAGCCATATTCGTTTTGCTCGCCGCCGTGAATTGGGTTGTTGTTTGAATCTGTATAAAATAGCGGATCGCCAAATGTCTCTGCTAGCTCACGTTGTGAACTCATCAAATATACTTTGCCCGCATTTGCTTTTAGTGTACCAGGCGCAACTCCAGTGCCCCCTGGATTAGTTTTGTTTTCTTGTGTTGCCACAAAAATTATCGGTGTTGTTCCAGGTTCTGCCGGAGTATAAAAACTCTCGTCAATTACATTTACCTGAACACCTGGTGATACTAGTGCCATGTTTTATTTCTCCTCGTGGATCTCAATATAATATTATTTATACGATCCTGGGAGAAAATAGCGATTTTAGGGGGTTAAGTACGCACTTAACTATGCAAGTGCGTTATTAATTGATCTACATTAAATTCTAGTTCTTCTAATGTGCCGTTGTTGTCAATGGTGTAATCTGCCATCCATTGTTCTAAGCTCATCGAATCTTTTGACTCGGGCATTAGATAGTTGCTTCTGTCTACCCAGATAGCATAATCGAATACGCCTGTGTTTTGCATTGCAAAAAATTCACGCTTGTTGCGTAGCCCACAATAGATATCATAGGCTGTAAACATTTCCCTGCCTAAACGTGCCGCATCAGGAACATTATAATCGCAGATAGCATCATACCATTCTGCTCGGTGATTATGCCTGTCAGCATAACATTGTTCTTCACTAGAGTATCCATATTTGTCCTTTAACTGATCGTAAATAAACAACTTGGAGCAGAACTGACTGCTGCTCTCAAAACTATAATCGTACTTATCACGTAGTATTTCGCAGACAGTATCCTTGCCATGTCTGCCGTGTCCTATTACCAATAGTTTTGATTTCATAAAAGCCTCCAAGTTATTAAATTATAATAACAGAAAACTTTTAAATTGTCAACCGATAGTAAATCCGTAGCCTGTGCCGCCTGGTACAGCTAAGGAAACTTCTGCTATTAATTTTTCCATTTCGGTTTGAGCTTCAGCTTTCAAACTTGCGCCATTAAGTGAAGTGCCGCCTTGTGGTCCTGCAATAGTAGCAAACTTCTCTCTAGCTTCGCCAAGCATATATTTACATGCTGCTAGAGTATAGTCTTTGATCCACTGCTTTGCCATATAATCGTCTAACAGTTGCATGTCAGGACGATGCATGTATACTTCCAGCAACACATCTTCGCCATTTTCTCCGCCTCTAGGACGTTGTAATATGGTAAGTTTTTTAGTTGTATTGTTCCATGTAAATTCGATAAAAGCACCAAACATGCGTCCTATCAATTCTTGACGCTGTGTGAACAATTCGTAAGTTGCTAGNCCGCCCATGCCACTGCCAGCCAGTAGGTATGCGTTTGTGTATGCCAAATTAAATGGATCGTGTGTNGACCCTTNGCCTGCGCTGCGNGATCCTACACTGCGTCTATAAACTTTGTTTACTTCCATTATTTCGTGAGGCAGAGTGTAATCGTTTTGGTCTTCGATTAGATTCAATGTTACATATGCTTCTTCTACACTGTGATCACTTCTCATGCGATACTGTGTAAGCGCTTTGGTTAATGCTGTTTCATAATGCACAGGGTCAAGTTCGACGTCTACCATTCCTCCGCCAAGGAAGGCGTGTACATAATCAAATATTTCTTGTTTTTGTGTTACTAAATTGCTGTCTGCCATTTGTGTTCTCCACATGTATTTATGCTAAATATAAGTATGCCAAGACTTAGTTTATACAGACCAAATAAAACACGAGACTACGAGTTCCTAGACAAAGTTGTCTACGAACAATTTAGTATTGGAGGCACTGATATCAATGTGCACAAATATTTAGGTCCGAGTAATCCCACAGAGGAACAATCAACTGCGGCAACACCAAGATACGATGCAGTTAAAGAAACCAACATACAGGATATGTTGTTTTTAGAAAATAGAGATCGCAAGTATGATCCAGATGTTTATACTATGCGAGCAATATACAATGTCAGTGATACAGATTTTAATCTAAGTCAATTTGGATTATTTTTACAAAACGACACATTGTTTATGACCATACATATCAACAGCAGTGTCAAAACATTAGGCAGAAAAATACTTTCAGGAGATGTAATTGAATTTCCTCACTTGGAGGATGAATATGCACTAAATGATTACAGTGTAGCATTAAAACGTTATTATGTGGTTGAAGATGTTAATCGTGCTGCTGAAGGATTTAGCCAAACATGGTACCCCCATTTGTATAGAGTAAAACTCAAACAAATTGTTGATAGTCAAGAATATTCCGAAATACTTGACTTGCCAGCAGGCGACGAAGAAGGCAACACACTAAGAGATATATTGAGCACATACGAAACCGAAATGCAAATAAGCAATGCAGTGGTTGCACAAGCAGAAGTTGATGCTCCGCTAAGTGGCTACGACATAAGTCATTTTTATACATTGCAAGTAGACGAATTTGGCAATCCAGAAATTATTCAAACCGACTCTGCAGACTTGGATGTCAGTAGTGGTATTACAGCTGACAGAATAAATCAAAAACCAGACAGATACGGATACAAAGGATACTTGTTGGGATTAGACAGTATCAACGGAGAAGTATTTGGCAGCGGCATAAGTTTTCCAACTGATAATGCACCCGGCGATTATTTCCTAAGAACCGATTACTTGCCCAATCGACTGTTTAAATATGATGGTACCAAATGGGCAAAAGTGCACGACGGAGTAAGAACAGATATGACAAACACTGATACAAAGCGTACACAAGTTGCAACATTTATCAACAACACAAAGACAAATACAATCGGCGGCGAAACAGTATCTGAAAGGCAAAGTCTTTCAAATGCACTTAGACCAAAGGCAGATAATTAATGCAGTTCTTTTATGATGGACAAATAAGAAAATACTTAACACAGATTATGCGCTTGATGAGCGGATTTAGTGTACAAGATGGCAACGGCAATTTAAAAAGCGTTCCGGTAACATACGGAGACTTATCAAGGCAGGTTGCTGGCGTTATGCGTGAGAACAGCGAAAACAAATTACCTACTGTGCCGCGTATGAGTTTATATATTACAAACTTAGAAATAGATAGAAGTAGAACCAGCGATGCTACTTTTGTTGACAAAGTAAATATACGAGAACGTGCATACGACGAAGAAGGTCAAGAATATCTCAATACTCAAGGTAAAAATTACACCGTTGAAAGATTGTATCCTGCGCCATTTAATTTAAGTGTAAACGTTGATGTATGGGCAAGCAACACTGAACAAAAGCTACAGATACTAGAACAAATACTTGTACTGTTTAGGCCTAGTCTAGAATTACAAACCACAGACAATTATGTTGACTGGACTAGTTTGACGGTACTACACTTAACAGATATTCGCTGGAGCAACAGAACAATTCCTGTAGGTGTTGACACTGAAATAGATATTGGCACAATGAGTTTCGAAACTCCTATATTTATTACACCACCGGCCAAGGTCAAAAAGCTAGGTGTTATTACCAGTGTTGTTGCTAATATGTGGGACGAAGAAAAAGGCACCATTGACTTAGGATTGAGTATGCCGGAAATGACTGCATACGAAGAGAATCTTCCTCCGGTAGAGAATGTTGTAAAAGACGACAACGAACGTACAACTATAACACGCATTGACACTACACTAGATGGAAGATCTACTGTTCCTAACACATACAGAGATTACGGAGTTTATATACAAGGCAATGTAGGACAAATCATCAACGGGTCTAGTGTCGGAACTGTTAACTGGAGACTTCCAATTGAATCTTATCCTGGGACATATGTTGCTGATGTTAGTGAAATACGATTGAGAACCGACAGCGGATTTATTGTAGGAACCTTTACTATCAATCCACTAGATGAATTTAAAATCAATATCAATTGGGATCAAGACACATTGCCCACTGGCGATGTTGTTGCAGGGCCAGCAAGAGACACCAACAGCTGGACTAGTTTTGATAAAATCGTTGATCCAAGTGTGTATAATCCGACAGCAGACAAAGTTGCAGGATTTAGAGTACTAACACTAGGCGATATAAACAANAGTAGCAGCGTAGGCGATCCGGGTTACGATGGACCCGATGCTTGGAAAAACAATGACAACAGTGATTTTGTAGCCGATGCAAATGATGTAATTGAGTGGGACGGCAATAATTGGCATGTTGTACTTGATAGTTCTGCAACTGCTGATAGTATAAATCAAAAAAATCTCACAACAGGTGTAATATACAAATGGAACGGCAACGAATGGCTACAAGCATTTGAAGGTGAATATCCAGTTGGTACATGGGATATATACCTCGATCCATAACTATTTGTATGAAGAAAATAGTATGTAGTGGTGCACTGTTTTATACATTAGACACCAATCGGTTTTTGTTATTACATAGAACAAAAAGTAAACAACACCATGTGTGGGGCCTTGTTGGCGGAACCAATGAAGACAAAGAAACACCTTGGGAAGGTTTACAAAGAGAAATAGAAGAAGAAATNGGCAGCGTTCCTGNNATCAAAAAAACTATTCCTCTTGAAAGTTTTATCAGCAACGACGAGCACTTNCAGTTTCATACATATTTGTGNGTTATTGAAAAAGAATTTATACCAGTGCTAAACAGCGANCACAACGGNTATGCATGGGTAAGTTTTGACAACTGGCCAAAGCCNCTACACAAAGGANTGTTGAGTACGNTNCGCAGTAAAACCAATCAGCAAAAATTAGAAACNATCTTTGAGGTTGTTAAATTCATTTCTTAACCAATCAAAATNNTTGATTTTAGTTAANGCTTCTAAATTATTTCTATTTGTTTCGCCGTAGTTCTTACCGTGTTTTGCACCAGCAATTGCTGCAATTCCAAACGGCTTGTCTTTGCCTCTAGTACACCATGCATTTAATCTAAATTCAGTTTCTTCATCCAACTGCCCTTTGATTGTTTTACTGCTTAGTTTTACACATTCTCTAAAAGCACTTCTCCATGCACTAAATTCGTCTGTGTTGAACTTGGTAACATTTGATATTTTATTAACTGCTTTAAAGTATTTGCTAATACTTGTAGTCATGTCTGCGGTAGTTGTATCCATATTCAACGTAAGCTCTCTTGGCAATAGTTTTACACCGCCGTATCCGTATATTAGTCCGTTGATTGGATTTTGACTTTTCCATACATGCACACTTTGCTTTCCAGTAGGATCGTATGCAGGAACATAATAATCAAAATTAAAATTATCAATTATTTCTGCATCGCCATCAACAACAAAAAATAGTTCTGTTGTTGCAAGTTTTGCTGCTGCAATGTGTGCTTGGTGAATACCTTTAACACCGTGCACTCTTTTTGCATTAGGATACCTTTTGCATAATGCACTGTAGTTTTCATCAGCATTGGGCTCATTATAACTAATGAATACAATATCGTACAAGAGCGGAGTACTTGCTACAGTATCATACTGTTTTTTGTTTGTAAGAAAACGCATGTCAATTTCTTTTTGTGTGATATGACTTTGTTTGCTTACAAGTGATATTCCGTCCCAGTGTTCGCCGTTTTTAAATACATGATTGTTCTGTCTTTCAAATATTTGTGAATGATCAAAATACATATCGAAATTAAAATTCAAGTCTACTTGTATCTTATTAGGAATCATCCAAAACATTTCTGTTTGAGAATTTTCAACTGCATACAAATAATCGTTATAACTATTGACTTTAAACTTGTCGTATTCAACTGGTCCACTTGCAACAGTATTCCATTCTTTACGCTCTGCCAAAAGTCTATATTCAATTTCTTTTTGAGTTAATGGTTTTGCAGTTGATAATAAAAACAATCCATTGTAATGTTCTTTGTTACCTACTTTGTGCACAAATGCATGATTGATGTTTCTGTCATAGCTGTTGTAGTGCGGAAAATATAAATTTAAATCAAAATCTTTGTCTAATTTGATATTGCGACTACTTGCCCAAAACATTTGTGTTTTTGTATTTTCTAATGCATTTAAATAATCGTTGTATGTTTCAACTATAAATTTATCATATTGCATCGGTGTGCTTGCAACAACATTAACATCTTTTTTGTTTATGTAAAATCTATTTTCAATTTCTTTTTGTGTTACAGGAGTATGTTTGCTAAACAGCACAATGCCGTCTGTGTGTTCCCCATTTAAAAACACATGATTGATTTTTCTATCGTACTCGTTGTCATGTGTGAAATAGTAGTCAAATTCAAAATCAATTGCAACATGCACGTCACTAGGAATGCCCCAGAACATTTCGGTGCTGGTCAAATCTAATGCATTCAAATAATCATTGTAATCATCAATTACAAAACGCTGATATCTAACTGGAGTACTTGCAACAATATCCCATTCTTTAGCATCAACTATATGTCTAAATTCAATTTCTCTTTGTGTTACAGGGCTGTGTTTGCTGAACAAAAATACCCCGTTGCGGTAATCTTTTCCGTTTGCCCTATGTATAAAATTGTGATTTATTTTTCTATCATATTCGTTGTCATGTGTAAAATACAAATCAAAATTGAAATTCTGGGTATTGATATTGTCCGTATAACCCCAAAACAATTCAGTTTCTGATTGTTCCAATGCGATTAAATAATCGTCATAACATTCTACAACAAATTTATCATATTCTTTACTGTAACTACCGACAATATCCCATTGCTTTGCATTAACAAGATGTCTGTATTCAATTTCTTTTTGTGTCAAAGGTTTGTGTTTGCTGCACAAAAATAATCCATTGTAAAAGCTGTCTCCGTCAACTTCGTGTACAAACGCATGATTTTCTTTTCTATCATATTTGTTTTCAAAATCAAATGTTAATTTAAAATCAAAAGTAGATGCATCGATGTTCAGCGAGTCCATCCAAAATAATTCTGTTGCAGAATTTTCAAGTGCATTAAGATACTCGTCGTATGTCTCAATAAAGAAATGATCATATTGCCTGTTTACACTTAGAACTTCAGTATGCTCTATACGATTTACTGGATGCCTATGATCAACTTCATTTTTTGTTAATTTGCTGTGTTTGCTGCACAAAATCAGTCCATTGTAGCTTACACTGTCATTGTTTTGATGCAAGAATACATGATTTTGTTTGCGTAAATTTCTATCATGATGACTGATATAAATGTTGTATATTTCTCCAAGCAACGCTATATTAGCACTGCTCATCCAAAAAAGCTCACTAGGACTATCCTCTAGTGCATGTAAGTATTGGTTATATGAATCAATTTTATATACTGGAAATAATTTAGGATAACTGGCAACAATATCCCATTCTTTTTTATCAGCATAAAATCTATAGTTTACTTCGTTTTCAGTTACAGGAGCATTTTTACTAAACAGTACTACGCCATCATATGATTTTCCATTAACAAAAACATGTGTGATATTTCTGTCATATGTGTTATGATGAGAAAAATATATATCAAAGGCAAATTCGTCTGCAACTTCTACATCACCAGGAACGCCCCAAAACATTTGTGTTGTACTATGCTCTAGTGCGTGTTTGTAATCTGCATAGTTGTTTACTACAAACTGATCAAACTTTTTTGGCCGGCTGTAAACCTCAGGATGTTCTTTTTTGTTTGCAATAAATCTATGATCAAATTCTTTTTCAGTAACAGGAGCATGCTTGCTGAATAGAATTACTCCGTCATAGTTTTCGTCATTTAAAAATACATGATTGGTTCTTCTATCATATTGATTGTGATGATCAAAGTATAATGATAGTTCTGTTGTTAATTCTACATCATCCGGGACATACCAAAACAAGTCACTGGTTTCGTTTTCTAATGCATTTGCGTATTCTTCAAAGTTTTTAAAATTGTAAATAGGATACTGTTTAGGATCGCTTGCTCTTATACTAATTTCTTTTTTGTTTACATAAAATCTATGTTGTAATTCTTTTTGCACAGGTTCATAATGTTTTGGAAATAATGCAATGCCGTCAAATCTATCAGGTGCGCCATTGCCAAACACATGTACATATTTAAAACTCCAGTCATCTGGCTTGTAGGTAAATTTAAAAAATTCACTAACTTCAACATCGTTGGGTACTAACCAAAACATGTCTGTTGTTGACTGCTGCTGTGCTTGTTCAAATGACATATTGTAAAACACATCAAATTTTTGTTTGCCGCAATAGACATCATAGTATGCAGCAATATTTTTGTGTTGCACAGTTTCTGTTGGAGTTGTTTTGGTAGGTACTAGTTTGATTTTACTCCAACTTTTGATACGCTTGCTGCCTTTGTACACATACGGAAACACATGACGTTTGGAAGTTTCGTTTGCACTAGGACGAAAATGCCAAGGAAAGCTATCTATTACATCAAGGCTACTGTCAACAATCCACACGTAATCATCTTGATCTGCGTAGCTAGCAGCAATACTTTCATCAACGGTATTGTCAGTATAATGGATAGGATAGATATTTAAAAAATGATTTTTTAATATATCTTGGCCATTGTATGTTTTTTTGCCAAATCTTTCAAACTTGTCGAATACTGTGCTCATTGTGTTTCTTTTAACCTAAACGATTTTGTTCCGTAGTGTGCAACTTCTTGACTCAATTCTGCATCAACATATACTTCAAATCCTGCTGCATTTGCTGCATTACAAAAGTATATATCTTCTCCTGAGAGATCATCAGTGTCTTTGTTGTAATGATAGTGATGCCACGGTGTTCCTATATAGTCATACACTGTTACATCAACCATCATACAACCCATTCCTACAGCATACACTTGATGTAGTCCCCTAGTGGCATTAAATCTATCATTGAGATCTTCTGCACTATTAAATCCAACAGATTTGTACGGGGGCACTCTAGTACTATATGCGGCTGCAACAATATGCTTTTTATGTTCCAGCAGTGTTGTTGCTGTTCCTATAGGAACATGCATATCGCTATCTAGCCACAGAATATGTGTAGCATTAGTATCAAGTGCTTC